AAATAGCTTTATTAATAATTATAAAGTATGGGCAAGTAAACTAATACCTAATCCTACATCACTTAACACTTATAATACTTTTGAAGACATTACTACTTTTAGTGGTAGTTATATTCCAACTAAATTTGGTTATGCAGTAGGTACAATATCACCAATTTCTGGGCCAGGATGGACAACAACTCAACAGTTTGCGGGACAATTGATAGGTAATGGAGCCTCATTAGGATGTTCTACCTCTGACGATAGAACCATAACCTGTGGAATAGAATCAACTTTCCAGTCTAATGTAAATGGTATACATAATTTTGAGTTATTTAAAGGAGATATATGTGTAGCTTCTCCGCCAGTACCAATAAAAGTTGGTGAAGCAGTTATTGACTATGCGGGTTATTCATCAGGATCTCCAGCAACCGCAATTCCAGCATGTAAAACATGGAGTCTAACACCTGTGGTTGCAGATTTAGAGTTAGTAGGTACGCAGTTTTTCTTTATAACTTACAGAACAACAGCAATTCCAGTAGGAGATAATGTCAACTTTATTCTAAACCTAAGCGTACAACAATCTCTAAGTTAAAATATAAATTAAATTAAATGAAATGGACATTAGAAAAATATCAATCGGCTCAGACTATAAGTCTGGAGCAATGCACTACATAGTTGGTCAAGAAGTTTTAGGAGGATCACATATTATACACCTTATACAAGGATCAGAAAATTCATATAAAATTTGGATACAAAGAGGTGATGAGGTATATATGTGGAAAGAGTTTTTAAGTACACTTCCTATTTCACTTGAATACAACATTAACTTTTAATGAGGTCTCCATATAACTTTATTGTTACTCCTTTAAATAAAAGGAGGTATGATAATATAAAAGAAATTGGTGACACTCAATTTATTACCAGCACATCTCAAGAAGACCATGAGGCTTCTAATAGATTTGCTTCTGTAGTGTCATTACCTATAAACTATACTGGTCCTATAAAAGAAGGAGATACTTTATTAGTACATCATAATGTATTTAAGTTTTATTATGATATGAAGGGTAGGCAAAAAAGTGGAAAGAGTTATTTTAAAGATAATTTATTTTTTATAGACAGCGATCAGTTTTTTATGTACCATAATGGTACACAGTGGAGGGCTCATGGAAAATATTGCTTTGTAAAACCCGCACCACTACAAGAGTCGTATATATTTAAAGGTGGAAATGAAGAGCCTTTATTTGGTACTATCAAATATATTAACCAACAGTTATTAGATTTAGGTGTAAAGGAAGGAGATCAAATATCATTTACCCCTGATAGTGAATATCCTTTTACAGTAGATGATGAAAAGCTATATAGAATGTTTACTAATAATATAACAATGATTATATGATATATACAAAAGATAATTTTATTGATAAAGATCTTTTTAATATAGCGTGTAATTATTTAAAAAAAGGTGAGTTTATAAAACATAAGGCTGGTGAAAAGAATTTTTACATTCAAGAATCAATCAAAGCATTTGATGATTATGTATTAGCTAAATTAGGAGTTATAGAGGGTAGGCCTTTAGAAAATATATTAAGTTTTTTTAGAGTATCAACAAATGAGTTAGATAATACCTGGAGAATACATTCAGATTTAAATATAAATGATCAGAGGCCTGATAGGGCTGCTGTTCTTTATATGTCTCCGAGAGAATTAGAAGAGTTACATGGAACTGCTTTTTGGGAGCATGAGGTTTATGGAAAAGATTTACCCTCTCATATTACTGATGAAGATTATGATAATTTAATAAGAGTAGATTCTGAGAACTTAGATATGTGGAGGTTAGTTTCTGTTTCAGGCTATGAACAAAATAGATTAGTTTCTTATCCAGCAAATTATTTTCATAGTAAGTATCCAAATAAATCATGGAAAGAAGGACGAGAAGTATTTGTTATATTTTATAAATTTAAAAATTAAATCATGGGAGTACAAAAAAATGTTGGATTATTAAAAGCAAAAAACGAACAGCTAACAGAAAATTTAAAACTTCTTATTAAAGAAGAGCAACAAACAAGAGAGCTTGCTATAGGTTGTTTAGAGTTATTAAAGTTAATGCCAGGATATGAAAAAGCTTTAGAACAATTACAAAAAAATAATAAAGATGGACATAAGGGAGCTTAAGTCAAATATTATAGAGGCAGGAGAAAAGGCTGTAAAGCAACTAATTAAAGTAGCTAAAGAGGATATTATCAAATATGATAAAGATGACGAGTTGGCTGCTGATAGGTTAAAGAACGCAGCTGCTACTAAAAAATTATGTATTATGGATGCGTTTGAGATTTTAAAACGTATAGAAGAAGAGAAAGCTTTATTAGATGGTAATGTAATAGAAAAGAAAAATAATATACCTAAAGGATTTGCAGAGTCAAGATCAAAATAAATTATATAGAGAATTAAATAAGTTTATTCCAAACTCTGTTATTGCAAATAAAAACAGAGCACGAAGCTGGTTGTATGGTTATAATGAGAAATATGATGTTGTTGTAATATCAAGAACAGGCCAAATAGAAAGTGTTATTGATATTAATGGATTAAAGATAGCATTACCAAAACCTACTAAAAATATATATAAAAGATCTAAAGATAAAAAAGATCAATACTGGGAGTCGTCCCCTATACCTAAAGAATTAGGTAGAATGAAATCTATATTTCAGTGGCACAATACTCCAGAGAACTTTAAATCACAGTGGGTAGATTATATAGAAGAAGAGTTTGATAGAAGAGAGCAGGGTTACTGGTTTATGAATAACGGGATTCCTACCTATATAACAGGAACTCACTATATGTATTTACAGTGGACAAAAATAGATGTCGGTAATCCTGACTTTAGAGAGGCTAATAGAATATTTTATATATTCTGGGAAGCTTGTAAGGCTGATAAGAGAAGTTTTGGAATGTGTTATTTAAAAATTAGACGTTCAGGATTTTCATTTATGAGTTCTTGTGAGGGAGTTAATCAAGCAACTATTACAAAAGACTCAAGAATAGGAATACTTTCTAAAACAGGATCCGATGCTAAGAAAATGTTTACCGATAAAGTAGTTCCTATATCTAATAATTATCCGTTCTTTTTTAAGCCGATACAAGATGGTATGGATAAACCTAAAACAGAATTAGCATATAGAGTCCCAGCATCTAAGATCACAAAAAAGAATATGCACGCTTTAGCTGATGAAGAGTTAGAAGGATTAGATACAACTATTGACTGGAAAAATACAGGAGATAATAGTTATGATGGTGAGAAGCTACAATTGTTATTACATGATGAAAGTGGTAAATGGGAAAAGCCTGATAACATCTTGAATAACTGGCGGGTAACTAAAACTTGTTTACGATTAGGTAGTAAGATTATTGGTAAATGTATGATGGGATCTACATCTAATGCTTTAGATAAAGGAGGAAGAAATTTTAAGGCTTTGTATGAGGACTCTATGCCTTCTAAAAGAAATGCTAATGGTCAAACAAAGTCAGGATTATATTGTTTGTTTGTACCTATGGAGTGGAACTTTGAGGGATATATAGATAGATATGGTATGCCTGTTTTTAAAACACCAATCAAACCAATTGTAGGTATAGATGGAGAGGATATAAAAATAGGAGCTATTGATTATTGGGAAAATGAAGTTAACTCTTTAAAACAAGATCCAGACGCTTTAAATGAATTTTATAGGCAATTTCCAAGAAGCGAGTCTCATGCTTTTAGAGATGAAAGTAAACAATCTATATTTAATCTAACAAAGATATATCAACAAATAGATTACAATGATTCATTAATAACTGATCATCATTTAACAAGAGGATCTTTTTCGTGGAAGAACGGTATTAAAGATACTGAAGTTATATGGAGTCCTAATAATAGAGGTAGATTTTTAGTTAGCTGGACACCCCCTCCACATTTACAAAATAATATAGTAACAAGTAGAGGTATGAAAAAGCCTGGTAATGAACACATTGGCTCCTTTGGTTGTGACTCTTATGATATATCTGGAGTGGTAGTAGGGAAGGGATCTAATGGAGCTTTGCATGGACTAACTAAGTTTAGTATGGAAGACGCTCCATC